ACGTCCATAGGGCTTTAATAGCGGCAATGTCGGATAGGGCATTGATGACCTCCTGGACTCGTTGCCGGTGGGTGTCCAATGTCTCGTCGTCGGCAGAGGAAATAACCCGTACACTGATGGTTACCTCGTAGTTACCCAAAGGACGGCTCCCAAGGGCCGCTGGAGGGCTTGCAGCCTCTGCATAGAGGGTTACCATAGGTAGCACCTTAATCTCGGGCGTGACGCCCTTGTGGACGGTTACGCCGGGTACGTTGGTGGTAAGGTACGGGGCGAGTTTGTTCTCGACCATTGTGCGGGCTGAATAGAAAGGGATACTCATTTAAGGACGTCAAGTGTACCCTTACGGGTAAGGGCTGTTAGGATGCGCTGGATTTCCTCGGTCATAACGTATTCACGGTGCTTCTTAGCACGTTGAAAAGTAGCGTCGAAGTCATGGAAGTTACGGCCAATCCTATTGCCAATTAGAACATTATATTTACCACTTTGGCTGGTAACTATTGCAATTTCATTGCCGGTAGACTGCTGGGCAATCCAAGCCGAAGTAGGCATTGGTGTTTTAAGTTTAGATGACCCCATCATGGATTTAGCGCTGTTCAATCTAATGCCGGCAAAGTACCAACCAGCCTTTAGGCGTCCGACGTGCTTTTGAACCTGGCGCTTATAGGAGTCTAGGGAACGCATACCCTCTTGGTCGAGAATCCAGACCTCCTTCATACGCTGGGACTTGTTAACCTTGTAGGGCACATCTGTGCCGCCGCGTACTTTCTTGTGTACATTTTCAAGCTGCGTATCGGTAGCAGATCCTAAGTAATGAACTTGGCGTGAAGATTTAACTGACTTTTCCATAGCAGCCACAAGGACACTATTTGAAAGCTGCCAGAATGGGGCATTGAAGATGCGGGCAAACTTACCGCCCTTGTAGGACGGGTCACGCTCTTTCTTTTCTGTGACCCACTCGCGGAACATATCTGGGTTCATCGAGCTGGCCACGTCTCTGGCAGAAGCTTCTTTAAGGGGCATAAAGATGCGGTCTATGTCGCGGGCTACGGAAGTGCGACCCTTGTCGCGGGCCTTGTTCCCAAAGCCGCCGGTACCGCCCGTACGGGTAGTCATTACGGCCTCACTGAAAGGGGGCGTAAAATTGACCATATCCTGGCAGAACAGTCGGGCCGTATCCAAGACAATGTCTGGCAAGGCTTTCTTGCTTAATGACGCAAGGGTTCCCATCAGCTTGTTAAGTTCGCTGACGTCCCAACTAAGGGACATAGGTACTGCCGGCAAATCGGCCATTACTGGACGAGGGTCTGCACTCGGCAGATAACCCAGGATGCCGGGGGGCGGTTGACGACGGCCACCACTCGGAAGTCCTCGCCGTTGAAAGTAATTACGCTGCCGTGGGCGATGACCGCGGAGTGCAGGACGTAGTCGGTACGGATGAACTTAACGTCGTACGAGGTCGAAGAGGTGAAGCCGCCCGTCTCTAAATCCTGCATAAGCATAGGCTGAGACATAAGCACGTTCAAGGCCACGGGCTGGGAGCCAGCCTTACGGACGGTGACCGCCTTGGGGATCTCGGCAAGGATTTCGGCGGCGTCCGCTGCCCATTCATCTTGGATGGCCATCTTGTTTTTAGCCCTGTGTAAATGAAGAAGCCCACCCCCCGAAGGAGATGGGCCTCTTTGCATTTACGCGGCGGGGTCGTGCGCTGACCCCTAAACTTTACGCCCGATTAGGACGTGAAGGCGATACGCTGGAGGGCGGCAGGGTTACCGACAGCCGAACCCGTGAGCCAGATAGCCTGCATATTGTGCGTGCCCATCTGCCAGTTGTAGAAGTAACGGAGAGCGAAGGTGAAGCCGCTTTCTGGGTCGGTCACGTTCATCTGTTCGCCACCACCCGTGGTCGGCGAGGCCGGCACGCGGGAGACGATGACTAAGCCTTCCTTACAGGTAGCGATACCGTTGAGGTATTCATTGAAAGCCGTACCCGAGGTTGGGAAGCCGTTGTACTCGCTGACCGAGAAGCCGTGGAGCTTCTTGTCGATAGCGTTGTTCTGGATGACTTCAGCATTGCCGTACGAGAACGCCTGGGCGACGGTTGGGTCCTGCACCAGTTGGCCGAGGCCGTCTGGGGAGAGGAGGATGTGACGATCCTTGTGGGGAAGGTTAGCCTTGGTGAGGTTGGTCGCAGCGTTGGCAACGGCGATACGGTTGAACGAGGCCTTGGCGCCGGAGTAAGCAGCGGTGGCGAAGTTAGCCACAGTCACCTTGGCGAGCAAGCTGTCGAAGAGGGACTTCTGGACGGCATTGGCCACAGGAGCGAAGAACAGGCGACGGAGGCGTTCCAGCGAGAGCGTGGAGGCTTCAAAGTCGGTGAACGCCAGGTCAACGTAGTCGGGCTCTTCGAGGGTGATAGCAACGTCGGTCGAGGTGGCTGCCGTTGGGACGAAGCCGTTGGCCGGGTTGAACTTGGTCGAGGAGAACGAGCTGGCGTAACGGGTGTGAACCGTGGAGCCGCGTTCAGCGACGTAGGCGCCGAAGTCGGTCACCGCGATTTTGGTCAGCGGAACGAGTTCGGGGACGAGGGTGCGAAGGGACTCTTCGGCGACGAGCTGGAGGGTTAAGCCTCCGATGCTGTTAGACATATTAGTATTTTATGGGGTTAGAGTTGAAGAAAATTACGAGACGTTACCGGTCACCTTTTCGTACTGGCTCTGGGAGACTTCAGTACGGTAGCGATGGGTAAAACCGATTTCATAGTTCATCGGGCCACCGGGAGGGGAGGTTTCCGTGAGCTTGATGCTAAAGGATAAGTTGGTGACGCCGCTATTAGCGTCAGCGTCAGCGACGATGTCAGCCCAGTTGTCGGTCAACAGGGTGCCGAGTTCGGCGGTGAGGGTAGCAGGAAGTGCCATAAATTAGGAAAGCTTGAGGACGCGGAGGATAACCGACTTGTTACGGTCGAAGAAGGCTTGCTTCTCCTTGGTACCCTGCTTCATGGCTGACCACTCCTGGACGATTTCTTCGTCGGTCTTGGTGGCGACAGCACCTTCAGCGTGGCTGATTTCAACGGGCTCGACGCCGGCAGAGGCAACGATCTCGGCGGCCTGTGCACCAGCACTCTTCTGGTTAGCAGCAATACGGGCCACATCTTCGCTGGCCTTCTTGGAGAGGGCTTCAGCAGCGGCCAACTTCTCTGCGAGTTCCTTATTAGCGGAAGCAAGCGAAGTAAAAGCGGTTTCCTTCTCGGTGGCGACAGCAGTCAGTTCAGCCACTTTGGCTTCGAGTGCGTTAATAAGGCCAGCCTTGGCTTCAACCTCTGCGGTCTTGCCGGTGAAGGCTTCCTTGAGGTCGGTATAGAGCTTTTCGAGGGTCATCTTGTTTTTAGCCAAGTGTCAATAATCAGCCCTTGCCGTCCGTATCGACGGGGGGGCAAGAATCGTTAGGAATATCCTTGGGCATCTCTTCGTCTTCATCCTCATCATCATCGGACTTCTTACCCTTCTTTTTCTTCTTCAAATCCTTGATGGGTTCGACTTCTTCCTTTTCGCCCTGTTCTGGGCTGACGTCCGCGGCATAGGAACCAGCCGATTCAACGGCCGGCTCCTGGCGCTCAAGGTTGGCGTAGACGTCCGCACCGATGTGCTTGAGTAGATCGTCGAGGGTGTCCTTGATGCCCGTTACAAGCATCTTGGCTGCGGCCTTACGGCCAGACCAGCATTGCCCCTGCATATCCTCGTCCTTGGCTAGGGTGCGCTTACGCTTAACATGGGAAATAAACCAGACGTGAGTTTCGGCCACGTCGTCTAGGAAGAGTTTTTCCTGCTCGGGCGACATCTTGGTGCCTGGGTAGCCAGCACCCTTAGCCCAGCCGGACTTGAGCAACTTCATCTCGTAGCCTTCTTCGGCGTACGCCTTGGACTCGTCGAGCACAGGGATGTATACGCCGATGGAGCCAACGGTCGAGGAACCGCTGACATAGACTTCATCGCATTGGCTCATAAGCCACATCGAGCCGGAGCACGACTGGGAGCACGTCCAACCGATGGTGTGCTTCTTAGCGTTAAAGATACGATTGGCCAACTCTGGGACGCCCGTGACGGTGCCGCCAGGGCTGTTAAAGTCGAACAGGATGGTCTTGATGTTCGGGTCACGCTCGGCTTCCTCAAGCATCTCTTCGACGTCTTCTACGTCGATACAGCCCATAAGTTTTTCGAGCTCCGTGAGTTCGGAACCGATGACGCCGCGGACGGGGATGATGGCTAGGGAGCCTGCCTTGATAAGCTCTGGGGGCTCGCCGAAGATCATCTCGAGCATATCCTCGAGGTCGTCGCCAGCCTTACGGGAAGCGGGGTCAAAGGCGTTGACCTTGTCGATGTATGCCTTGGCTTTATGCCCTTCGATTAGGATGGGCGTAAGGCCGGAAAAAGCGTTTTGGATATTACTCATTGGTTATTCGTCCGCCGGGGTTGCGGTCTTGGGTTTTACGTTGGGGTCGTCTACGCTGACTTTCACCTCTTCGCCGTCGTCCATATACGACATTTGGTCGCCTGGAGGTTCGTCGGAAAAGGATGAGTTTACGTCTGCGATGTTTAGGTTCTGCGGCTTGTAGATAGCCGAAGGCTGAATCTTGTACTCGTCGGCCAGTTCCTTGATGTACGCCTTCTCGGCCGCATTCTCGCGGAGCTTTTCCTTCGGGTCGTCGCCGTTCTCGAGGTGGAAATCCGTGATGGACTTGATGCCCGTTTCGATGTCGAGGCGGGTCTGCTGGGCGTCTCGGCCGGCATCGACGGTAACGCGGCGAGGGGTCGTCCACGTCACTTGCATAAACGTATTGATGGGGGGCAACTTGCCCTCCTTGATGGCCTTGCCGATGACGTAGCCCCACACAGGGGTTAGGAAGCGCTGGATAAGCACCGACTGACGGTGCTGGAACTTGCGGTCAGCCTTGGCTACCACGAACCTCATAGTAACTCCCCCTGCCTTGGTGGGATCGTGCACAAATTCGTACGGTAGCACCCCTGCGAGCGAATCGCGGATGAGGTGCTCGATAAAGCCCGTGAACGTGGCGTTGGGGCGGTTGGACTCGAAGGACTCCAACTTTTCGCCTGGAGCAAGGGCAATCGTCTTGCCGCCAAGGAACGTGGACGCCTCGTTGGGGTCGGTAAGGCCGTTATTGCCGTAGTCCTGCGGACGCATCCCGAAGGCTTCAAAGTCAGACTGGCTGCCGTCGAACTGGGCGTTCTCGCGGTTAATCGTGCGTACGACGTCCGTGTTCGTTTTAACTGCGACCTTCTCGAGCGAGATGATTTCCAGCATATCAATCAAATTATTGATTGAGTGCTGAAGGGGGCTGTACGCACGGGCGCCAGAGGCCAGCTCGGGCT